AAACATTTCATTTGCTTGCTCTGGATAATATCCTGAAGATAATGTTACAGTTTGTTTCGCTTGTGTGTTAAATAATTTATTAGGAGCGTTTTTAATATCATAAGTTGCTTTTCCTGAAGTTGGATAAACTATTGTATTGGCTTTATAGTTTTCATTTGATCTAGCTACTTGTTTAGATTCTTTTAAAAAGAACCACAAATCTTGTTGAACTCCATATTTATTTATGAATATAATTTTATTACCTATTCCATACTTAGTACAATCTATTCTTTTAATCATACATTTTAAAGAACCTTGACCACTTTGAAAAGTAGCATTTCCATTAAAATTATATACTGCTAAAACTCCTGTGCTATTCATATAATGAACATAACCTTCTTGACCAGTTGGATAATATATTTGCCATTTAGGTGGTGATGTTCCATCTGGATTTCCTGAAAAATTAGGAGCAATTAAAAACTCAGCACTTTGAACTGTTATAAATGGCACACTTGGATTTGCACCTTCATCAAATGTTCCATAAGCCTCAAACCCTACATCTGAAGTTGAAGTTGTAGAAAGCACACTTCCTGCTCCATTTATAAAAGAATGTGTTGAAACAACAGTTGTTATTGCAACAGTTATTGGTACGTAATTAGATTTATATACAATATTTAAATAATCCCTTGCTAACTCTGAAATATCAAATTGAACATTACTGCCTACAACTGGATTGTTTTTTATTAGAGTGTATCTTAAAACACTATCAATTGTAATTTTACAACTAACAGATAAAGGATTTGTTGAACCTACTGTTGCTGCAACTATATTTTTATATTGTGGGTTTCTTAGTGCTATGTTTGACATAATTTATTTTTTTGATCCGAGTATTATTGCATTTTCAACATCTAATTGAAAGGCTTCGAATATTTGTTCTCCTAATTTTTCCAGTCCTTTTTCAAAAGGTTTAGTAAAGAATAGATTTGCTTTTAATCCTTTATTATATATACTTCTGGCTATTAAAAAAGACATTGTTTTATAAGATAAAAATCTACCTGTATCTTTATCATTCCATTGAAATTTTTTTTTCTTTAACCAACTGTTAATTCCTTCAGTTAAACCTCCTCTTTTACCAGTTCCACTTCCATATTGAAATTGAGACATTGCAGCATTAGTTTCCGAATATGTTGAAGTTTTGCCTCGCACTCCTTTGTCAACAAATTGACCGTAATCCTCCATTAAGAAGTTTATTAAAAATAAATCTACTTCTGTATCTACTTTAAATTTAAGTGAATTATATAAAGCACCTCCACCTTTATTGCTTCCAAATTTATTTACATCTTTAGTTAAATTAGATTTGGCTTGTTGGATTACATATTTTCCGTATTTATCCAGGACATCTTTTAAGTTTTTAGAATCCATCAGCAAATATATATATCATTATAAATTAATACATCCATTGAAACAGTCCATCCAGCAAGTTGATTTTCAAAGCGATCATAAAACGGTTGCAGACTTGGATTGCCTTCTAATTGATACATTTGTGTATAAAGCTGACCTTTCCTTAATCTTTGCGTTAATCTATTTAAAACCCCAAGCTGAGTATTCAAAATATCCTGGACATCATTGTTGCCTCTAAATCTATCTACTGTAAATTCTTTTGATTGGTTTACTATATCGCAAGCCAAAATACTTATATTAAACCTCAGGACTTGTTCTTCATCAATCACTGAGTTTATTATAATATGTCCAAGTGGAAATATATCTTGTTTGTTTAAATTAACGTCTGTTATATCACCAGTTGTTACTGTGTTTATATTTTTATCTTTCAACAGCTCATCTTTTATAGTATCTGTTAATTGATAAAAACCTCTTATTCCTTCGTTTGCCATTATTTAAATTTCTTTTTTATTTGCTTTGCTTCTAGTTCGTTTTTATCTTTCATAAAGGACAGCATCATAAAACACTCGTGCATTCCTAGTTTAGTGATATTTTCAAATCTTGTAAGGTCCCCGTTAGCGAGTCCATAAATTGATTGATACCATCCCCACTTTTTTGAGAATTGAGATACTGCGTCAAGATTTCTGTTTCCTGATTGTCCAAACAGTTCGTCATAATTGTCGACAAGTCTAGTCCTAAATTCCACAAAAAAAAAATAGATGACATAACTGCATCCAATGGCATATCTAAAAGAGCCTCTTCTGTTCCTACTTTATATTCTTCAATACTATATTTATCTTTTAATTTAACTAAAATAGGTCTGTATAAAACATTCATCGCTTTTTCCATTTGCTCCCAGTTTCCAATAAAAGTATCTAAATCAATATACTCTCCCAGCGTTAAGTCATCAAGCTGTGGATGAAATCCATACTCAGTGTCATTGACTTTAAAAGTATTTATTAAATCAGGCTTCTCACTAAATATTTCTGTAAGCCTTGTAATAATTTCTTGAGAATCTTTTAATTTTAAAAGCATAACTTTTTCTAAATCTACATTGCAGAGGATTTCAATCATTTTAGCGTTCAAAAATCTTTGATCCTTTACTTTTTCTTCAATAGTCAAGAATTTTTTATATTGTCTTAATGTAATATCTTTTAAAGAAGTAGGAATTTTAATTGTCAGTTTCATATATATATAACGTATTTAATAGTGGATTTTATACTAGTAAAAGTAATAAAAAAAAAGGAGAGCATTTCTGCCCTCCCTTTTATAAGATTATACTAAACTGTGATTCACTGTAGGCGTATAACCTTTTTAATGTAAGATTACCCAAAAAAAACTTACATCATATCTGCTTCCCAACATCCACTACTACAATATCCTTTGTCTGAATGCATAGGTTTCTCACAATGCGAACAAGTATACTCTGGTTGCTCGTGTGGATTTAAATAGTCGTCCCAACTCATAATTATATATTAAAGATTAAACTTAATAAAACTCTACCGATAAAATAGCAAGGTATTACTATTAGCATAATTCCTTCTAATTTTTTAACTTGTTTTCCTAGCTTTGCAGCTTTGCTTAATTTTTCCATTATTCTTTTATTAAAATTAAATCTAATTCATCGGCTACATAATTTATGTGCTTCTGAGTTGTTTGCGACCAATATCCTAATTGAATTAAATCGTTTCCATCTATCGTTGCAACGTGCGTTGAATAGCTCCATACTTGGCAATCCAAGATTCTTAAATTTGTTTTGTACTTGTCTAATGTTCTCATTTGTTTTGTTTTAATAAATGTTAATTAATTGTGATTTATTTAACTTACTCATTAAATTAAATACTTCATCGTGAGATGGTTTTAAAGAGCTTGACTCGTCGTAAGTTTTTAAAGTGCTTAATCCTCGTAATACAATTCCTAATTCTCTGTTGTTTAAATTTTTCATTTGTTTTGTTTTTAGTTACTCAAAGGTAAGGTATATTATCTTATTAACAAAACATTTAATAACTTTTATTTAATGAAGAGTATATTTACCAAAATTAGGTCTGGATAAAATAGAATAAGTCGCATATCTGCAAGGATCAATAATGTGATTGTTCTTGTCTTCAGGAATATTAACCAGCATTCCAGCTTTATCTTCTCTCCACTTATAATTTCTGAACTCTGCTATTGCGTTTGTTGATGAAGCCAGGATGTGAATCTTGTACCTCTTCAATAAATCGATACCTGCATTAATAGAATCTTTACCTTTTATACTTGGGAATATATTATGACCCATACGTCTTAACTCTGCAATCAATCGTGGCTCAGCACTGTCTGCGTATATAGGATTTGCCAGGAGCTTCTCTTCTTTTAAAAATAAATTTATATCATTAGTTGTCATTTGCGTTCTATAAAGATGTTCTTTGACATATAGATTATGTCCTTGTGTATATACAGAAACAAGAGTTGAGGGATCATTTGAATATCCAAAGTCCATTCCGTAAGCTATTAATGAAGCATCTACTGGAATTTGATTTACTTCCGTATATTTAAATATTGTGCTTCTACTTGCTGCTCTTTCTCCTAATCCGTAAACTTGCCAATATTGTTCGTCAGTATCTCGAAGCCTTTCAATCTCTTTAACAATAGAATCCTCAACAAATGGATTATCTAAATAAGTGGTTTTAAAAAAAGCACAGTCCTCTCTTGGAATTACTTTGTCATATATCCAGTGGTATTCATCAGATGGATTAAAGTCAAGAACTATCTGATCCTGAGTTCTAAAAATCAGTTGTTGCCAATCTTCAAAGTATAATTCATTTGCTTCATTAATAAAAAGCAAATCTCTTTTT